GACCGGGCCGGAGCAGACGGCGGCGGATTATCAGTATTGAGCCCACCGATAGCGTACCCGTGCGATGCATTGAGGTTGATTCGCCCAACCATCTTTACCTCTGTGGGAAGGGCTGGGTTCCCACGCATAATACCGAGGCAGGCAATAATTGGCTCGGCTATATTCTGCATCACGTCCCGGCGCCGGTGCTGGCGGTGCAGCCGACCGTGGAACTCGCCAAACGTTTCTCTCGCCAGCGCATTGACCCATTGCTGGAGGAAACCCCCGCGCTGCGTGATCGTGTCGCGCCCGCCCGCGCGCGCGATAGCGGCAATACCATGCTGTCCAAAGAATTCCCCGGCGGCATTCTGGTGCTGACGGGCGCAAATAGTGCGGTCGGGCTGCGTTCCATGCCGGCCAGGTTTCTGTTTCTGGATGAGGTGGATGCCTATCCCGGCGACATCGAAGGCGAAGGCGACCCTATTGCCCTGGCCGAGGCCCGGGCACGGACTTTCGGCTGGCGAAGGAAGGCCTTTCTGGTTTCAACACCAACCATTGCCGGGCGCAGCCGGATTGAACGGGAATATGCTGCCTCAGACCAGCGGCGCTTTTTCCTGCCCTGTCCGCATTGCGGCGCAATGCAATGGCTGAAATTCGAGCGCCTGATCTGGGAGAAGGGCGACCCGCGCAGCGTGCGCTATCATTGCGAGGACTGCGACGCGCCGATTGAGGAACATCACAAGACCGCCATGCTCGCTGCCGGCGAATGGCGCCCGACAGCATCGGCAGAAAACCCGCACATCATCGGCTTTCACATCTCGGCGCTGTATTCCCCCGTCGGCTGGTTGTCCTGGGAGCAGATCGCGCGCGATTGGGAAGCCGCGCAGGGCAAGGCCGAGGATCTGAAAACCTTCCGCAACACCGTGCTGGGCGAGACCTGGCAGGATCGTGGTGAGGCACCGGATTGGGAACGCCTTGTGGAACGCCGCGAGGATTTCCGGCTTGGTGTTGTGCCGCAGGACGCGCTGGTGCTGACGGCTGGTGTGGATGTGCAGGATGATCGGCTGGAATGCGATATCTGGGCCTGGGCGGAGGGCTATTCCTCCTGGCTTGTCGATCACATCGTTATTGCGGGCAGCCCGCGCGAGCGTGCGCCCTGGGATGCGCTGGCGGAGTTGCTGGCGCGCGATTGGCCACGGGCGAATGGCGGCGCGATCCGCATTGCCAAGGCCTGCATTGATACCGGCGGGCGCGACACGGCGGCTGTTTATGGCCATCTGCGGCGCCTGCGCGACCCGCGCATTGCGCCGACCAAGGGGGTTGATGGTTGGAATAGGGCTCAGCCGGTGCAGGGGCCGACGCCGGTGGATGCGCTGGTGGATGGACGGAAATTGCGGCGCGGTTTGAAGCTTTGGACGGTGTCGGTTTCGACCTGGAAGGTTGATCTCTATCGCCGGCTTTGGCTCGGGCGTGGCGAGGCGGAGGAATTCCCGCCTGGCTGGGTGCATCTGCCGCAGGGGATCGAGGTTGAATGGGTCAAGCAGTTGGTGGCGGAGCAGCTGCACCAGGTGAAGGATCGGCGCGGCTTTGTGCGCCAGGAATGGGCGAAGCTGCGCGATCGGAATGAGGCGCTGGATTGCGCGGTGCTGGCGCGTGCGGCGTTATGGTTGCTGGGTGCGGATCGGTATGGCGAGCGTTTCTGGCAGAGGCTGCGCGAGGATATCGCAAATGCGCCGGTGGAAAGCCAGGTAGCGGAGACTGCGACGCCGATTGCCGCGCCAAACCCTGAACCAGCGCCAATGATGCGCCGACCCGGCTGGTTGGCGCCGCGTGGCGGTTGGCTGCGGTGATCACTTTCGGGAGGAAATCATGAGTAACGGGGAACTCCACGCGCGCGAGCGCGAGGATCTTGCGCTGCATGTCGAGCGCTGCGCCGAGCGCTACACGGCGGTGCGCGCGGAAATCTGTGGTCTGCGCAAGCAGACGCGCCGGATTGAGGCAGCGATCTGGGGCATCGTAGCAGTGCTGGTGGCGCTTGGTGCGGGCGGGGCGCAGATCCTGCCGATCCTGCGCGCACTGGCGCGCGGCGCGGGCGGGTGATTTCTTTCTCATATCTCGAGCGCTCCAGGGGGATTTATCAGACGCGCGGCGAAGGGAGCATTCGAATGAGTATCTCGTACATCAACGTCTAAGCTGACAGACAGTCTCTAATTGGAGGTGTCCCATAGTTCCTGGCGCGACAAAGCGCCAATTACTAGGGTAGTCGTCAACTCGAGTAGTCCTCCCATCAGCATTGAAGCCACTATGCCATGAGTTTTGATGTGTCATGACTCTTCGATTTTCACAATCAAAAGACCTAAGCGAACGAACGCTTAATGCAGTTTTGCCAACTGAAGAGTTCGGATCCCAATTCACAATCTCCCAAATCTGTACTGTGTTTCTTGTTCGACGGTCTGGGCGCTTTTGGAGCCAGATGAACGCATCCCCAGTCGAGCCAACCAACATCCAATCTGGGCCAGGGTTTTGAAGATGTGCTGGTGGGACCGGCTTACGCGGTAAGGATTCAGATGGCCCCGAAGCTGGATTGCATGCTAAAATAGCCGGTAAAAAAAGAAGAAAAACAAAATACTTCATGTTGCATTTCCTCTCCATATCGCCACGACCGAACGCTCGCTATATTTTTCTGTGCGGTTATGAAATGGCCTTACAAAAGGCGGCGTCTCGCTTCAAGTAGGGATTGAGGGATAATTTCTAAGAATAACCATGCCCTAGCGTCAAATCAAAAATGCATCTCTTGTGCCGAAAAATGACGGAAGGCCAGCGATCGCCGGAGATAACTCATGGACCCCGCCACACTCGCCTGGGCGTTGGCACAACCAGCCGGCAGCCGCGCCGCCGTGCTTGTCGCTGCCTTCACTGGCGGCGTCACGCGCGTGACCTTCGAAGGCCGCACCGTCGAATATCGCAGCCTGGATGAATTGGGCCGCGCCATCGCTGCCCTCTACGGCGCGGAGAATGCCACCGCACGTCGGCCGGGCGTCACACTCGCCAGTTTCACAAGGAACGCATGATGGGACAGACGCACTGGCAACCCGCCACGCTGGCGGCAGCGCTTGGCGTGCCGGAGGAGGCCTTCCGTGCCTTCGCCCGACTACGCCAGATCGCCTGGGAGAAGGAGCTCTCGCCGCCCGAGGCAGCAAGCCTCGCCCTCGCCTGGGTAGCTGCGGATCGCGCGGCCTGCCATGGCGCAATCGCCGAAGCCGCCGGTGCGCTTCTTGATGCCGTGACTGAGCCCCCCACTGCATGAAGCTCCACCTGCGCGCTGCGTGGCAGGCCCTCAGGGGTTACGCGGCAGCGCAGGAGAACCGTGCCTCGACCTGGTCGCCCTCGGGTGGCAGCGCGAATGGCGAGGTCGGCTTGGCCGCCGCCAGCGTCGCACGGCGCGCGCGCGATGCGGTGCGCAATGACCCCTATGCCGCACGCATTGTGGATCTTTGGACCGGCAATGCGGTCGGCGCAGGCATCACGACGCGCTGGCCTGAAACCGCGCATCGCAATGCCTGGCAGGCCTGGGCGGAAAGCACGGCTTGCGACGCGGAGGACAAGCTCGATCTCTATGGGCTGCAAGCGCTGGCCATGCGCGCGGTCGTCGAAAGCGGTGAATGCTTCATCAGGCTGCTGAGCGTGCCAACATCGCCGCGGAACCCGATCGGCCTCAGCTTGCAGGTGCTGGAAAGCGATCACCTGGATACGGCGCGCAATGGCGTGGTGAATGGAGCGCCGACCATTCAGGGCATCGCACTTGGGAATTTTGGCGAGCCGATTGGCTATTGGCTGTTCCCGACGCATCCCGGCGCATGGATGCTGCCGGGCGCGCGGCTCGCCAGCAACTTCATCCCCGCGCGCGATGTGCTGCATGTGTTTCGCAAGCGCCGTCCTGGGCAATTGCGCGATGTCTCCTGGCTCGCGCCCGTATTGCTCCGACTGCGTGACCTTGGCGATTACGAAGCCGCGTTGCTGATGAAAGCCAAGATCGAGGCCTGCCTCGCTGCGGTGGTCACTGATGATGGTGAGGAAACCCTGACCAAACCGAGCGATAACAACCCTGGCCTGCTGCGTGACGCGCAAGGCCGTGCAGTGGAAAGCTTCGAGCCTGGGATGATCCTCTACCGGCGCGGCCATGGTGATGTAAGTGTGGTCAACCCCTCCGGCGGAGGATCGCATACCGCCTTTGCGCGACGCTCACTTGAAGCCGCTGCTGTCGGTGCTGGCCTGACATACGATCAGGTTTCCGGCGATCTAACGCAGGCGAATTACTCCAGCCTCCGCGCCGGCAAGATCGAATTCCGGCGGCTGTGCGAACAGGTGCAATACGGCATGCTGATCCCGATGCTGGTGCGGCCCATCGCCGAGCGCTTTCACGTGCAAGGCGCGCTGGCCGGGCTTTGGGCGGATGCCATGCCGAAGGGTGTCGCGCATGTGCCGCCGGCGCATGAAATGATCGACCCATTGAAGGATACCACCGCACTGATCGCCCAGGTACGTGCCGGCTTTGTGCCGCAGCCTGAAGCCGCCGGTGCCTTTGGCTATGATTTCCGCTCGGCGGTCGAGATGATCCGTGAAGCCAATGCCGCGCTCGATGCGGCTGGTATCTCCCTTGATACCGATCCGCGGCGTGTGGCCAAATCCGGCGGCGCGCAGGACGCGGCGCAAATGGCGGCGGTCGAAATCGCCGCGACCGGCGCGGCCGGGGCGTCGGCACCAACACCGGCAGATACCCAAACAGCATAGGGCTCACGCATGACCGAAATCACCGACCCGGGCGGGAGCGATCCAGCGCCGCCTGATCCCGCTTTGCCCAATCGACTTCCCGCCGATGGGCAATCGATCACCGCCCGCCGCGCCATCACCGCGCCTGCCACCGTGGACCGTGCCGCACGCACGGTGGAGGTCGTCTGGTCCACCGGCGCGCGGGCGCGCAACTTCGTTCCCTCCCTCGGTGGCATTACCGAGGAACTCGACATGTCGCCCAATGCGGTGCGCATGGCGCAGCTGCGTTCGGGCAATGCCCCGGT